CACCTCTCATACATTTTTCAAACAGTAGCCATTGTGGATCAGGAGCAGGTTTTGCTTTCTTAGTTTTCTTATCAATCACAGGCTCACCTTTGTCTGTAAAGTAACCTTCGTGTGTGATTGTAGTATTGCTAACGCCATTGTACTGCTTTACGTTAGGTGCAATTAGTTGTGCAAAGTCACCGTCTGTGCTAATAATAACGTGATTGTCATTAGGATGTGCCTGTACCCAACCTGCAATCAAATCATCTGCTTCAAGTTGTGGATGACGCATCATTGTACAGTTAGTCTTTGTACCAATAAAGTCTTTAAACTCGTCAAAGATTTCCCAAAACACAGTATCTTCTTCTTGCTGTGCAGGAGTCATTGCATCACGAGTTTCTTGTCTGTTACGTTTATATGGCTCGTAATAATCTTTACGCCAAGAGCGACCTTCTAAGCAGAAGACAACGTGATCTGCATTAAAGTCTGTCCAAGCCTTCTTAACACTGTTAAGTGTAATATGTAGTGCCATACCTACTTTAGTATCTAAGTCGCCACGTACTACGTGACGAGCTCTAAAGAAAGTATTTGCAGTGTCAACTAGAATATAAGTCGCCATCTAATTGTTCTCCAGTAATAAACGGTTTTATGTTTTGCATATTGTTGTTATTATTATACGGCAATCTGAGGTCAAATGCAATACTTAATCTTAAGCCTTCTTCACCAAAATCTGTTGTGCCGTGCTGTAAATAACTAGGAAACAGTGTTAAACCGCCCTTAATATTATTAGAAATATGTGCATTTTCGTTGTCAATTGGTGCTAGATAAAAAGTTTCAGTTGAATAGTCGTCAAGGTGCATATTTCCACTTAGATATACATCAGGGCCTGAGCCGTGTCCGTGTACATCAATTTTTTGTCCTGGACGTAATATATTAAACCAACACATAAAATCTAATTCTCTAGGAACACTATGTTCTTTATCCATAAAATCAATGTAACTAAAACGAAAGAAATCTAAGAATATTTTTAGTTCTGGCAGCTCGTCTATATAATCAAACAAATGATAAGTGCTAAATCTACTTGTTACACTATCATTTCCTAAGCCGGTTCCTCCGTCATTATGCACTGGAAGATCTAAAAATCTTTGTTCGTTTTCAACCAACCAATTTCTAACAGTATCAATAGCATCATAATCTTGAAGATAGTTATGATAGATGGGAATATCCCAACTAGGACTAAATTCTGTATACGGATGTAAACTTTTTAAACGTGCAACCTGACTCAAGATACTGAACTCTTATTTTTATCAATTGGAGTTACATTAACATAACCCATATTTCTATCTGTAGTTTGACCTTCTTCTTCAAGCATCTGACTTACAATAGTTCTAAACCAAGCATCTACAATTTGTTCATTTGTTTCTCCTTGATAACCAGCATCAAGAAGTTGTTCAATAAACTCATTGTTCCAGTCTAGTTCAAAGAAACCGTTTCGAATATTGTCTGGATTGACTTGTGTGTCTAATACAGCTACCCACGCTTCACCTTTTGCAGTAGCCGCTTCTTTTTCTTTTTCTAATGCTTCTCTACGAAGTTCTTCAGCAGTCTTTACTTCTTCTGTAGCCTGCTCTTTCTTTTTGTCTCTTACGAGTTTATTCCACCATCCCATTATATACCTGCCTCCCTAACTATATCCTCTAGAGTTTTTGATTTTTCTTTTTGTTTCTTTTGCTCATCAGCTTTGAAATCGTCTGGATCAAAAGCGTTCTCAAGTCCCCCACGCATTTCCGAATAATGAGATGTGGAGTCTTGGGGTAAATCTCCATCCTCTTTCCATACACGCTTCGGCAACTTCTTTAACGTTGAGATTGTATTCTTCACTGCGTCCGCCCAGCGGCATAAGATATACTGGACATTGAACCCCGGCGTCTCTGTAAGCCTCCACAGCCCTAGTAACTTCATCAAAATCATCTTGAGTAGCGACAACAAACTTGAGATAAATGTCACTACCGTCAACAAGGCTATACTCACGAGCGACAGCAGGCAATATAGCAGTATCCCAAGGTTCTCCGCTAACACTAAGTTTTGGGGAACAAGACCACGTGACTGTAAATCTGTTTTGGTCTGTGAGATAATTGAAGAAATCATCGTGTAACTGTTGTGTAGTATTTGTTTCAAATGTAACATTTTTCAAGTCCTTCATCCGCGGATGTTCAAATAAATCGATGTACAACTTTTGCCAAGCAAGCAAAGGTTCACCGCCTGTTAATATTAAATGGATGTCTTGTCCATTGTCCATTGTCCACTTACCTTCTGGAGTAAGTGAAAGCAGATGTTCAACAACTTCGTCCACCTCGGCTAATTTATTGAAGTCTTTGAACTCTGGATAGATACTTGCGTATGTATCACAACCTGTGTGAATAATAGGCAAGTCTTCAAACTTTTCTGTAGTCTTATGTACACCTGCATCAATTAATGCTTTTACTTCTGCATTATAACGATTGCCTTCTTTGTGCTGTTGCCAACGATCTTTGTCAGTCTTAACACCAAAATTCATACAACGAAAGTTACAACCAAAAGTACGCAGGAATACACTAGGTACACCTACAAATTTACCTTCGCCTTGAACGCTATAAAATGCTTCTGAATATCTTAATTTCATTTCTTTTTCTTTCTCAATCTTCTCATTTTATCGTAGTAGTGAAATGTACGTTCGATAATAATCTCTTTTACAGTTTTTCTACGTTTACGTGCCGCATCACTGCGAGACATGCGTTCTGCTTTATTCATTCGTCCTCGCTTTCGAATTCCTCATCATACATCTCAGGATCATCAAGTTGCATCATTAGATTACTAAATCCAACTTGCATTACACTGTATTCACTTAAATCATTATGACGAAAGTTTTCGATTTCGTTAACTTGATCTTCTTCTAAGTCGAAGATACTTTCTACTTCAAAAAACTCACAAACATAATCAATTACATCATCTGTAATATCACGTTCGTAGTTTTCTTCCCACTTGTGAATTCTATCCCAATTAAACATTACTTAACCTCCACTAAAGGTTCTACTGTTGATGTATCGTGATAGTCACTTTGTTTGTGACTTCTAGTATGAGTTTCTCTTACTAGCATACCATTTCGAACTTTATATATTGTATATTCTTCTTTGAGAATACCTAGTTTTTCTGCTTCTACTGCTGATTTAAAAGGTCCTTCTAACATGCGAACTCCTGTTGTAGTTTAATGTTATCAAAAAATTCTTTCTTAGTACCTGCATCATCTTTAAATGAACCTTTTAGTACTGTAGTTTGTGTAAGGCTACTATGTGCCTTAATGCCTCTATTCTCACAACAACCGTGTGTTGCTTGAATGTAAACACCTAAGTGTTCTGCACCTGTTGCTTTTTGAATCTCACGTGCAATATCATTTGCAAGTTCTTCTTGTAGTGTGCCGCGTGTTGCACACCATTGTGCTATACGTGTATACTTGCTCAAGCCAATTAGTTTTTCCGCGGCAATAATACCAATGTATGCTGTACCAGTAACTGGCTGATGGTGATGTGAACACATACTTTTAAGTTCACTTCGTACTACTAGCATACCTTCATAACGGTCTTCGCTATCATTTGGAAATGCTGTTGCATTTGGAATAGGATCATAACGTCCTGCCATAATTTCATTAAAGTACATTTTAGCAAGTCGATGTGCTGTACCTTTTGAATTAGGATCATTATGTCGATCAATTAGTAAAGTATCTAAAACAGTTTCAAATGCTTCAGTTGCTTCATTAATAAGAATATCTTTATCGTTAGGTGTAACATATTCTGAAATGTTATCACCTGCCCAAAAGCGTTTGCCTTCTGCAATCATTTTATCTCGAATTGCAGTTGAGTATGTTACTTGTTTTACTTCTGTCATTTATTATATCTCCGATGTTAAGGCAGAGGATTGCCGTGTATACTACATAACATTATACATAGTATACACTTATTTAGGTTCTTTGTCAAGTTTATTCTGCAAAATAACCATCTAAAATATCAAGAACATCCTGATATTTTGCCATTTCCATAATTTCTTTTTCAATCTCGTCACCAATATTTCCGTGCTCTCCAATTCCTACAGGATTGTTTAATAGCACTTCTACATTAATGCGATGCTTTTCAATATGCCCTAAAGCATGATCTCTAGCAGCCTTCAGTAAATGCGATCTCAAGTTGGTCATCATTTTTCCTTTCATATTTCTGTTGTGACGGAATGACGCCTCTGACGCCGCCTCTTGGATCTTCCATATCTCCGTCTCTACGGAAGATCAAATGTACATGGGGGTACATGCAAGTTTGCCCTGCACTTTCTCCCATGTTAATTCCTACATTATAACCTGTAATATTGTTTGCTAAACTTTGGACATTTTGATTGCCCATTTCTACAGCAAACTTAAAACATCTCATTATGCAATCAACAGTATTGTCTTTAGGTACTACAAGTGTATGTCCTTCTGTTACAGGATAGATATCATTATAAACAACAAAGTCTCTAGTATCAATTTCAACTTCTGTCCACGGAGCTCTTCCGTCTTTTTGTGCCTGTTCTAATGTATCACTCATCGTCACCCCACCATGCTTTAAACTCTTGTGCCATATCGCTTTTAGGCTGAGTTCTTTCATAATGCAAAATTGCCTTCTGAGTTTCTTCGTCTAAAGTTTGAAATGCTTCTCTAAACTCTGCTGCCTGTTGATGACTTGCTTCTTCACGTGCTTCTTCAGCTAAGTCTTCGTCTTCAATTTCATCAGCTTCTTCCCACATATCGTAAGTTGCTGAATGTGCTTCTTCATTAAGATCGCGGATAATATCCCAGCAATCATTGTAACTTAGTATTGGATCAATCATTGTCCTACATTCTCCCATGGATAAACTAACCATACATCTTCTTCTGCTTTATTAATTTCATGTACAGTATAGTCTACTTTATTGTTAAATTTGCTTGCTAGATTATCTGTAATCGTAGCAAACTTTACATTATTGTGCCATACTCGTTCCCAAGCCGTTGTTTCTTTTGGTAAACAAGTACTTTGCCAATCTTCTTTAATCCAGTTAAATGTAGCACCAGTATCATTAATATCATCTACAATAAGAATCTTTTTGCGTTTAGCAAGATCCCAGCGAGTTTTGTAAATCTCACGATCTTCTTCGTTTACATAACCAAAAGCATCTTCGCTCATCCAGCAGTTACTTTCTGGACCTTGTTCATCGTCACGTAAACTAACTTTTAGTGCTTCACAACGAATGTTTAGCATATTACTAAGAATAGTAGCAGGTACGTTGCCACCTCTTGTAATGCCTACAATATAATCAGGCATCCATCCGTCTTTGTACATTTGTAATGCAATGTTAACACATGCTGCTTCTACATCTTCCCAACTGTAATAATGTTTCTTAATCATTCTTCTTTTGCACCTCTTGCAAGATAATCTTCGTTATTAATCCAACGGTAACCTTCGTACTGTACAAATCGTACAAAGCCCCATTCTTTTTGTTTACGTCCCATAAAGAACAAACTCCAACAAGGGATTTCATTGCCTTCCGCATCTTTCTTTAACTCCAACCAATGTAGGTCATCTGGTTTACGGAAACGGAAATGACCAGGGCCACGCCAAACTCTTGTTGCACCTACAACAAACCCTTCATTAGATATAATAGGAATGTGTTCCCAGTAACCACCTTTAAGAATAAATGTAGCATAACTCCAAGGGTGATCGTGTAGTGTAGGTTCGTCACTCTTTAAAACTTTGTGTAGTGTAATGTTAAACGGAAAGTTCTTTCTGTTCTTTAAAAACAGATAAAACCTTATTAGATAAGGCTCTCCGTTATCTCTATCTCTAATAACTCGACGTCGGCCGAGCTTGTCCATAATTTTAGAAAGGAATGTCATCGTCAATTTCTCCTGCCTTTAATTTGCCTTCGTAGTCTTGTTTACACATATCGTATACGCTTTTAAAGTTGCGCCAAACTTTTTCTAAACCTGGATAATGCTTACACATTTGTTCAACAGTTGTTGGATTAATATTACCAATAGCACCAAAGTCGCCTGACAAGTTCCAATCACCAATATTGATAGTGTCTTCACTGTTTATGTCAATAGTAAATGTACCGTCATTAGATCCGCTATAAACAACGTCTGTTACACTATCACCTGCCCAATACGTTGTAGTTGCACCGTATGTATTACTTAGATCGATTGTAATTTGATTGTCAATATCGTCTGCTATTCCTTTAGCAAGCTCGTCTAAGACAATTGTATATTCATCACTTTTCTTTGATTGCGTCATATAATGCTGCTCCACTAAAGAAGTGTTTATTTAATACTGTTCGTTGTTTATCTAAACTGACGAGATAGTCATCATAGTTTTCCATGTAATTGCGTATTTTATCTACAAGTAAACCTCTGTACTTTCTATAAGCAAAGAAGTCTTCAGTCCATTCACTTGGATATAAAAACTCTGGAACAGACATTTCTGAATAACTTAGTCTATCTGGTACCATAGGAATAGTATCTACTAGTGCGCCTTCGTACCAACTAATACCTAGTGTTTCTTGTAAGTTAGCAGAGAACACCATCTTTGCTTCGCCTAGCAAGTTGTGATATTCGTTCTTAGTAAGTTGACGTTCTTGACATACAACAAACTCGTATTCAGGAAGTTGTTCTTTTAAATCTCTAAAAATATCAATTTGTTTTTCAGGAGCAATACGATGTGGAAAGAGTATAATATCTTTCTTCTCCATATGTTTATAACTATCTAAACTATTCTTTAGATATTCCATAGGCCAACCAACACGTTTAATACTAGTATCACTATTACGGATTTCTTCTAGTTCTTCATCGTACCACGGATTCTCTAAAGGTATACCATTGTTAAGTAATTCTCTATGGAATAATTCAATATGGAAATCTGTAGCAAAGAAGTTGTGGTCGTATGTGTAATACATACTTTTTTCAGCATGTCTTACCCATGGAGCATCTCCAATGAGTCTGCCTAAGAAATCTTGTGGATCATATGAACCGGCGTGCCATAAGCCGCCTATTTTAATTTTAACGCCAAGAAGCTCAGCCATATAACGAAGTTGAATAACAGTAGGGTTCCAAGCGTCTGTGTATAAGAAGTAGTCACCATCTTGTACCACGCCGTTACAGAACATTTCACCAATCTGTTCCAACTGTTTTGATTTGTAGACATTGGTACCTCCAAAGTTAAGAAATGCCCCAGGCGTGGTAGCCTGAGGCGTCTCTCCTCCACTGATAACTTCTACATTTGTGTTTGTAGCTCGTTGCAGTTGCTTAGGAAGATGCTCTTTCCATTGCTTAGTATAACGTGTATCTACTGCTTCGATATCTACAATGTAGATTGTCATTTAGTTTCTCCGTTGATTAATATTACGTCCTGCGTTGCGAGCCTTTGCACGAAGGTAGTTTTGATACTTCTGATACTGTTGCCAGACAGGAGCATCTTTTTTGTAAAGGTCTGCTTCATTAAAGACCTTACCTTCGAAGCGACAGTAGTCGCGAAACTTATCCAAGTCGTCAAAGATCTTAGTGACTGGCGGAAAGTTCTGTGCCATTTCATAATCCTCTTATTGTAATGGTTTGGGGTAAAAAATTGAACAGCCATTTTCGTTATCTTCAGCTACGCTGATCTCTACAAAGCGGCCGGGGAACTTTGTAGCGATTTCTTGATACAAGTCGTCTGCAATCATTTCACATGACTTGTGATCT